GTGTTGCGTTGCAGGCGTGAGCTTGCACACTTCGAATATATTAATGAGATGCTGCACAGACTGCAGGTCCCCTGAGTCATGCCATCTAAAAAATGGAACCTTGAGACTGTAATGAGCTACCAACACAGCCATCGCGGGAATCCATTCAGGATCCATTAAAGAATTCAACCTACGCGCGAGCGCTTCCTTTACATTTGGGAATCTATACCGGCCCTTCAGGGCGTAACATCCGCTGCACACTGAGCCCGGGATCTTGACCAGTTTGGCCCCGGTAATGCATGCTGTGGCCGGCAGGTTGTACGCGTAGCCGGGCATCTTAGACGGCGAGCTTAGCCCGCCAGTTATTTGTTTTGCTTCTTTTAAATTCATATGTCCTATAATATCCTAGAGCTTGCAGACTGTCAAGCTTGAAGGCTTGCGGGCTTGTGCCCTTATTCTTATTCTTTTTTTTATTTTTTTTCCGGGCGCTTGCGCGCCCGGGTTGGAGGAGCTTATCATGTGGAGAATTCTCCGGCTGTGATCGAGTCAAGGTAAGCATCAGGATCCCAGGCCTTCTTGCCGGGGTGCCCTGTTACCGTCTGCCAGCTGCCATCTCGCAACACCTGCTTGACCTGGTCCGCGTAAACGGAACCGGCTTCATCAAACATTCCAATCTCTGAGCCATTGCTGTGGATCAGGATGGTCTTGCGCAGCCCGCGGCCCTGTACTGGAGACTCTAAGAGCTTTCCAGTGATTGGCGTGCCCAGCTGTGTGGTCCTGACTTCGTCGTTTTTCTTTAGATCTTTATACTGTATCATTTTTTTCCTTTTGTTAATCCCATTATATCCCAGAGCCCTGGACCTGTCAACCCTGAAGCTCGCGGCCTTTTTTACTTTATTGGGCGGGCCCACCCGCTTGAGGGCTTGTGAGCTTGTAGCCTTATTCTTTTTTTTATTTTTAAACCGGACCCGCTCTGCAGCGGTCCCGGTGTTCCAGGTAACAGTTTTAAACATTAATTACTTTTTTTCTTTACTGCGCCACCCTGGATCTCAATGTTGTCCTGGTCGAACCCTGCTTTGCTTAGCAAGTTACCAATTTGCGAGATCATTTTAACTTCCGCGTTTTTTTCATGTTTGTCTTTGTATTTGATATATTCCTGGTTCAGGCTTACAGGCTCAAACTTGGTATAATAAAACAAAGTGCCATCATCGTAACCGTCTTTGGTTTTGGTTGATTTTTGAGTTGATACATGCCATCTATTATCTTTGAAGAGATAAATATATTCTATAAATATATCTCCTCGTATATGGCTCATATACATCCACTCATCACGATAAGTTTTAGCTGGCTCTTCATCTCTGTCCCAGTCGCGACCGTAAAAACTACACTCATCTAGAGTATCGCCTAAGTAGCTGGCGTCTCCATGATTAAATAATAGTTCTGCAAGTTCGCGTTTGTTATAATTGTCCACAAGGCATTTGCCTACGCCGTATGGATACCCATCACTATGAACGTATATTACTTTCACTTTCTTTGTCTTTGGGTCTTCGATTGCTATATTACTTCTTGTTGACATTTTTTCTCCTTTTTAAATCCCAGTATATCCCAGAACTGTAAACAAGTCAAGAAAAAAAGAAAAATTTTTTTCTTGACAGCCCTCTAGAAATATGTGGGCGGGCCCACCCTGCTTGAGGACTCATTCATATTTTTTATTTTTTTTCATATTAACCCATACGTGCTTACTTAAGAACACGTATGAGCAAACCCCTTTGCATCGTATAGCCTAGGCGCAATGCAATTAAGCTTTGTTCATAATTTTTTTTTAAATCAGTTGTTGTCCTGTGCAGGTCAACTGAGTCGTGTGCAGTATCAGCTTTAGAGATCTCCGACGCAACCTGTACTATAGCCGTTAAATTCTCGCAGTTACAACAACTGATCCCAGATCCATAATGCGAAGACCTTTCAGACTTCCAGCTTTAAAAC